GATTATAAGAAGTATAACCACTGGACAACAAGTAAGTGCCCTATATGTGGTGAGGATATAATATGTTGCATAATAGATGATACAGAAGATATACCAAAAGATTGTTTTAATTATGAAGAAGAATACTATGATTACTTTAGTATGTGTACTAACCATGAGTGTATATATAGTAAAGGCATATTAATAGGTGACCAACAATTAGATGAATTAGGGATAGTAGAGATACAGTACAGATATGAATACGAAACAGATAAAGAGTATGTACATAGGTTTGGACAGTTAATAAAGCTAAGGGCATACAACCATATAAACTTAGAGAGCACTATAGATACTATACTAGATAAGTTTAAAGAAGATAAGAAGAAAGATAGCAAGTTGATTGAATGTAATCTACACGTATATGATGTGAGGGGATAAAGGCACGCATTGGTTAACGTTCGTGTTTATCCTTACTTAAAGACTAATTAAGCAGCAAATAAGCATATAACTATATACATAGAAAGTATAAAAATATAAATTATTTTAAATTATTTTTTATTTTTGTTCGTGATTTTAAAAGGTAGGGGTATGAAAAAAGTTTTAAGCTTTGTCGTGGTGACCGCATCCCCTCAATCAGTTAAACGAAATTCCCTAAATCAAAATTAAAAGGAGGTGAGGGAATGGCAAGACCTTCAAAGTCAGTTAAAACAATGTCTAAAAACTTAACTAAAGAGGAAAAAGAGATACGTTTAGAAACAGAAGAAAAGCTAAAAGGTGGAGCCGATAAAATTTCCCCACCTTCACATTTAAATAATAGCCAAAAGAAAATATTTAAATATATAGTACAAGAGTTAAAAGCTAGTGGCATACTTGGGAACTTAGATATTTATATTTTAGGAACTTGTGCTATATGCATAGACAGGCTCCAAGAGATCGAAAAATTAATTAATAAAGACATTGAGAGATTATTAGATAAGGATCTTATGAGTGCTAAAGATAAGTATACTAAAGACTTCTTTAGATGCTGTAATGAATTAAGCCTAAGTCCACAAAGTAGGGCTAAGTTAGGAAATATTAATCTACAAGCTAAAGAAAAGGAAGAAGATGTTTTACTTAAAGTGTTGGCTGGTGGTAATAAATGATATTATTAGAAAGAGCCATTAAATATGCAGCCGATGTAGTAGAAGGTAAAGAAATAACTACTTGGGAAGTTACAAAACAGTGTAATATTTTTATACAAGATTATTATAAAAGGCAGTATAAAAGTGAATTTGAGTTTTGTTTAGATGAAACGGAACTTTTAAAAATAAATAACTTGTTAAGATTAGCTAATTTTGCTACTGGATATTTGGCTGATAATGAAGTATTGGAGAATTTAGCACCTTTCCAATGCTTTTTTATTTGTAATATATTTGGATGGAGATACAAAGATAATAAAGCTAAATTTAGGTACAATGATGTAGCTTTGTTTATTGCTAGAAAGAACGGTAAAACTGCATTAATAGGTTTAGTATTCATATTATTATTACTTACAGAACAACAATATTCAGAGTTTTATTCTATATGCCTAACTAAAGAGTTAGCAGCAGAAATAAAAAAGATAATGGAACAAATAATAAATGCTAGCCCTTTAATAAAGAAACATTTTAATATATCCACTACCAAAACTGGAAGAATTACTTGTAAGCTAACAAATAGTTACTTTGAACCTCGTGTTGCTGAAGCTGGTAAAAATAACTCTGTAAGACCAAGTGCATTTGTGTCGGATGAACATGCTAATTTTAGTGAGAGTAGTAATTTTAATGCTATGAAATCTGGTCAAAAGAATGTTATAAATCCTTTAGTTTTTAGGACTACAACAGCCTATGCAATCAATAATTCTATTATGGAAGAAGATTTAGAGTATATCAGAAAGGTATACCAAGGTGTTGTAGATAATGAAAGAATGTTTTCATTGGTTTACTATGCTTATAAGGAAAATATATGGAATGATAAAGGATTATATCAAGCGAATCCTTTACGATTAGAAGAAAATTATAAAATAATGAGGGAAGACAGGGCAAAGGCACTAATCCAAGATAATTTAAAAGAAGAATTTATAACTAAGACTTGTAATGTATTTATGCAAGAAAACAGTGAAGAAAAGTATTTAAATATTGAAGAATGGAAGAAATGTTATGTTGATACTATAGACTTTACAGGTAAAGAAGTAGTAGTTGGAGTGGATTTATCTATTTCTACGGATTTAACTGCAATATCTATAATGTATAAAGAGGGGGAAAAATATTACCTGCATAGTAAAGGATTTTTGCCTAGAGCTACATTAGATGAGAGAAGGGAAAAAATAGACTATAGAGCTTATGAAAAACTGGGATATTGTGAAATTCATGAGGGTTATATTATAAATTATACTAAGGTTGAGGAGTATATCAGGAGCATAGAAAACTTATATAATTGTAAAATTAAATGTATTATATCAGATCCTTACAATGCACTGCAAATGATGGAAAGTTTAGCGAATGACTATGAAGTAATAATGCTAAAACAGACCTATAGTAATCTATCAGCACCTACAAAGGCTTTTAGGGATGATGTATACAAAGGAAATATAATATATCAAAAGAATAAATTACTTGATTGGTGTGTATCTAATGCAGTTTTGATGAAGGGTAAAAGTGAAGATGTAATGTTAGCTAAGGAGAATAAAAATAAGCAAAGAATAGATTTATTAGTTGCTAGTACATTTTGTTACAGTCAATTATATCTATTAGATAGCAAAATTAATATAAATGAAGTTACTAATGATTATCTTGATATGATGGGGTGGTAAGGAGGTGAGGATATGAATATATTTAATAAAATTAAAAATGCTTTTAGTGTTAAGAATGAAGCTGAAGCCATATCAAATGATATAGATTTAAAGACTATAAATGAAATATTTAAAAGGGAAGGTACTAGTGAGAATCTAAGCGAAATTACTTATTTTACTTGTATTAAAATGCTTTCTGAAAGTTTAGGAAAGTTATCTTTAAAATTTTATCAAGAAACAGATAACGGAGTAATAAAGATTAATAATAATAAGATTTATAATTTACTTAATAGTAGGCCTAATCCTTATATGACACCCTCTATATTTTGGGCAACCGTAGAATTTAATAGAAACCATTATGGAAATGCTTATGTGTGGTGTAGATGGTTTAAGGATAAATTATTAGACCTTTGGATACTTAATCCTAAAGATGTGAAAGTGTTGGCAGACAATGAGGGGATTTTAGGCACTACTAATGCTATTTATTACATGTATACAGATAATAAAACAGGTAAAACATATACATTTGATGAAAAGGACATATTGCATTTTAAAACAGGAGTGTCCAAGGATGGAATTACAGGTTTAGCGGTACAAGATATATTACAAAGTAGTATGAAGGGAAATAAAGCAAGCCAAAGCTTTATGAATAAACTCTATGAAAGTGGATTAACAGCTAAAGCAGTGCTTGAGTATACAGGAGATTTAAACAAAGAAGCTAAAGAAAGACTTGTAGCTGGATTTGAAGCATTTGCAAATGGAGAGAACAACACCGGTAAAATAGTTCCAGTACCATTAGGTATGAAGTTAACACCATTAGATATAAAACTTACAGATAGCCAGTTTTTCGAGTTGAAAAAATATTCTAGCTTACAAATAGCGGCTGCTTTTGGAATAAAACCTAACCATTTAAACAATTATGAAAAATCTAGTTATGCTAATAGTGAAATGCAGAATTTAAGCTTTTATACAGATACTTTATTATTTATATTAAATCAATATGAGCAAGAAATAACCTTTAAGTTACTTTCAGAAAAAGAAAGGCTTAAGGGTTTTTATTTTAAGTTCAATGTTAACTCTATTTTAAGAGCAGACATGAAAACACAAATGGAGAGTTTAGCCACAGGGGTAAACAATGGTATATATAGTATAGATGAAGCTAGGGCATATTTAGATATGCCTAAAATAGATGGAGGAAGTACCCCTATTGTAAATGGTAATTATATTCCTTTAACTAGAGTGGGAGAAGCATATAGCAAAGGAGGTGATAAATAATGAAGATAGAAGTAAAAGGCCCTATAATATCAAGCAACGATCAGTGGATTTATGACTGGTTTGAAATCGAGGCCACAAGTCCCAAGAAAGTAAATGATTTATTGAAACAATGTGAAAGTAACGAGGATTTAGAAGTAGAAATAAATAGCGGTGGCGGTTCTGTATTTGCAGGTAGTGAAATATATACGGCTTTAAAAAGCTATAAAGGAAATGTAACTATAAAAATAGTTGGATTAGCAGCAAGTGCGGCCTCAGTAATAGCTATGGCTGGTAATAAAATATTAATGTCCCCAACTGCCCAAATGATGATACATAATGCTAGTGCTAGTGTTGGTGGAGATTATAGGAATATGGAGCATGGAGCAGAAGTATTAAAAAATATAAATTCTACTATAGCCAATGCTTATAAGCTTAAAACCGGTATGAATCATGAAACATTATTAGATCTTATGGATAAAGAAACTTGGTTAACACCTGAAAAAGCTTTAGAAAGTAAATTTATAGATGAAGTTATGTTTCAAGATGAAGAAGGTATACAAGCAATTGCAAGTTTTAGTAATCATTTATTACCTAAAGAAGTAATAAATAAAATGAGAAATGAGATTAAAAGGGAACATAAAAATAATAATACAGTTCCAGAAAATAAAAATTTAGAAGATAAGAGAAAAGAAATAGAAATATTTTTAAACTTAGTTTAGGAGGAATGGAAATATGAAGAAATCAACAGAAATGTATAAGGAATTAGAAGGATTAAAAAATGAAATTGAAAATCTACAAGCACAAGGGAAAATAGAGGAAGCATACAATAAACTTGAAGAAGTAAAGAATTTAAAGAAAGCTATACAAATACAGGAGGCTTTGGAAGATGAAGAAACACAAAACTTTACAGGTGAAGAATTAAAGCCAATCGGAAAAGCTGAAGAAATAGTCGCATTTAACAAAGCAGTATTAGGTAAGAATCTTACAGAAGCAGAGAATGCACTTGTAGAAAGAACTGGAGAAGATGGTGGGTATTTAGTTCCACAAGAACAAAGAACACAGATAGAAGAATTAAAAAGACAACTTATACCTTTAAAACAATACTGTACAGTAATTCCAGTAGGTACACTATCTGGCTCAATGCCTTTAGAAGTCAACTCTAATGATGAATTAACTAATTTTGCTGAAATGACAGAGATTAATCAAAGTTCTATAAAATTTGGCCAAGTTAAATGGGAATTATCAGACTATGGAGATATAATCCCTATTTCTAATACGTTATTACAAGATGAAAAAGCAAACTTGACGAATTATGTAGGTATAAGGTTTGCTAAAAAAGCAGTAAGAACAGAGAATAAGAAAATATTAGAGTTACTAGCTGGAGCAACTAAAAAGACAGGTAGTGATTATAAGACTATTCAAAAAGCATTAAATAAAGATTTAGATCCAGCGATAGCTGCAATGGCTATAATTATAACTAATCAAGATGGATATGACTATTTAGATAGTTTAGAAGATAAAAATGGCAGACCATTATTAAAGGATTCTTTAGAGGTAGAAGGAGCTAAAACTTTTAAAGGTAAATTAGTTGTTGTTCTTTCAAATGAGCATTTTAAAAGCCCTTCTGGAAAACTTCCTTTCTATGTTGGAGATATAGCTTCTTATGTAGCTTTCTTTGATAGACAAGCGTATGAAATGGCAGTATCTACAGAAGCTGGGTTTACTAAAAATGCTACATTCATGAGGGTGATTGAAAGATTTGATACTAAGAAAATTGATAGTGAAGCAGTTGTATATGTAGAAATAAATCCAACTGTAACTGGTGAGTAGAGAGGGAGTCAATTCCCTCTTAATTATAATTATGGGAGGGCATGAACTTGATATTAACATTGCAAGAGACTAAAGAATTTTTAAAAGTAGATTATGAAGATGAAGACATTTTTATACAAAGTTTAATAAATGCCAGCGAACAATATTTACAAAATGCTACTGGGAAAACATTTGATAGTAGCAATGAGTTAGCAAAACTATACTGTAGAGTATTAGTAAATGATTGGTTTAGAGATAGATCCTTAACTATTACAGGAAATGCTTTAAATGTAAGTGATAAAGTTAAATATACCTTGCAATCCATATTTATGCAATTAAGCAATTGTGGTGTCCAAAATGGCTAGATGCAAATTAACTGAAAGAATAATCATAGAAAAATATTTAGGGGAAGTACAAAACGAAAATGGATTTGATGAACCTAAATGGGATGATAAATATTATAAGTGCTGGAGTGCTTATAAAGATGTAAGCGGCAAAGAATATATAGCCGCAAAAGCAAATAACACAGAAAATATAGTTACATTTACAGTAAGATATTGTAATAAAACAAAAGCTTTATTAGTGCCAGGAGCAACTAAAGATTTTAGGATATATCATAAAAAATATTATTATGATATAGAGTTTGTTAGCGATTATAAAAACTTGCATGAATGGGTTGATATAAAGTGTACTGTAAGGGGCTAATGTGATTGAATAATGGAATAGAAATTGAAGGTATGGAAGAGTTTACTTTTATGCTAGAGGATATGACACTTGGTGAAGCAGATGAAAAAAAAGCAGTTAGATTAGCAATAGAACCTATAGCGGTAGAAGTCGAAAAAAATTCTCCAGTAGGTAAAACCAAGAGATTAAAGAAAATATCTAAAACAGTTAAAAAGGATGGTTTTGCAACTGTAGGAATTGTTAGAACTAAAGCCTTCTATGATTTGTTCCAAGAGTTTGGCACAAGTCAACAGAAGCACAATGTAGGTTACTTTGAAAGAAGTGTTAAAAGTACAGAGGACAAAGTTATAAGTATATTAGCTAAAGAATTATTAGATAAAGTGAGGTAGATTATATGTGAATATAAAGCAGTATCTTTTAAAGGTATTAAATAGTAAAGAGATATTAGATTTATTACCAGATAAAAAAGTATATTTTCTTCATGCTAATAATCCAAATAAAGACTTATATCTTGAATATGAGATAATAAATGAATATGGAACAGAGTATTCAGAAGGGAAGGAAGACTTTACAACTTATATAATCCAGGTAGATATATTTAGCAAAGGAGACTATACAGAATGTGAAGAGGTAGTAAAAAAAGTAATGATAGAAAATGGATTTAATCGTGATACGGCAGCAGATCTATATGAAAAAGAAACTAAATTAAATCACAAGGCAATGCGTTTCAATATAGATTTACCGACTAGCAAAGGCTAGTCTTTTTTAGTGTAAAAAATAAATTAAAAAGGATGGGATAATATATGTCAGAAGAAAAAGTAGTTCCGATAGTAGACTTGAAAAAGTTATATGTGGCTAAAGTTTTAACAGATAGGTTAACCACAACTTTTGATATGCCACGATATTTTGAAGGGGTAAAAGAGTTAGGGTTAAAACCCAAAGTTAATAGTGATGACTTTTATGCAGAAGGTATTTTGTGGATTAGCGAAAGTACACTAGCTAATATAGATGTAGAAATAGATATTACAGATTTAAAAAAAGAAGAGGAAGCATTTCTATTAGGCCATAAATTGGCAGCTGAGGGTGGGATTATAAGAAGTTCCAATGATGAAGCGCCAGAAGTTGCATTATTATATAAGGCAATGAAAGGTAATAATAAAGCCAGATATGGAATAATGTACAAAGGAACATTTTCTATAAGTGATGAAAGTTATAAAGGTAAAGAAGGAAAGACTAATTTCCAAACAAAAAAATTAAAGGGCACATTTGCACCTCTAAGAAGTAATGAGATGTGGAATTGGAAAGTAGACGAAGAAGATGGAATGACAGATGAAAAATTCTTTAAAGAAGTAATAATACCAAAAGAAAAGGTTGAAACAATAGAAAATAAAGAGATTTAATCTACAAAGGGTGGGTTGATCTAATTTAATCTGCCCTAAATTTTATTGATGAAAGGATTGGATAATATGTTAGATAAAATAAGGAAAATGAAGATAGGTAATAAAGAATACGGTTTTAAAATGACAAACAAAACTGTTTTGAAAATAGATGAGAAATATGAAAATTATGCACTTGTTATAAATGGGATAATGGAAGGAAAACAATTTTACAATAATGCAATTAAATTATTAACTTGTTGTTGCGTAGATCAAGAAATAAAAGAAGTTGATGGAGAAAAAATAAAAACAACTAAAGAATTTACAATAGATGAATTAATAGAGAAATTAACACCAGAACAAATAAATACAGAATTAATTGACTTTGTATTAAATTTGTATTGGGATTACATGGGAGTAAATAAAACAGAAGAAACCCAAGTGAAAGAAGAAAATGAAGATAAAGAAAAAAACTAAACAACCAATCAAAGTATGAAATTGACTTTGATTGGTTGTTTTACGTAGCGCATACACATTTGAATTATACAAAAGAGGAGTTCTGGAATAGTACTTTTAAAGAAATAGTTAATATGTGGAACTTACATTGTAAATTTAACAGATGGGAAATCAAAAATGATAATGAAGAAAATAATCTTACAAATAATACAAGCTATAAAAAAGTAAATATAGAAGATATTCCATTCCTATAAGGCACTCTCTCGAGTGCCTTTTTAATGCAAAAAATTTAGAAAGGAGGTTAATAATGGCTAGTAATGTGGAAAAGCGAATAACTGCGAAAATGGTATTAGATAGTAGTGGATTTAATTCTAGCTTAAAAGGTGTAAATAGCGAACTTAGGAATGCTCAATCGCAGATGAAATTAGCTTCTAGTGGAGTGCAAGCGTTCGGAAAAAATAGTGAAAAATTAAAATCTGTACAAGAAGCATTAAGTAGACAAGTAGAATTACACTCTAAAAAAGTAGATATATACAGTAAAGCTATAGAAAAAAGTAAAACTAAACTAGATGATAATATAAAAGTTAGAGATAAATTAAAAAAATCTCTAGATGATGCTAACAAAAAATATGAAAATGCAGTTAAAACATATGGAAAAGAATCTGAAGAGGCTAAAAAAGCTAAAGCAGAAGTAGATAAACTAACAGAAGAACATAAAAAAGCAGAAAAAGCAGTAGAATCTAACGCAAAAAAAATACAAAACTATGACACTAATTTGAACAAAGCTAAAACCCAAATGAATAAGGCACAAGGAGAATTAAACAAATTAAATAAAGAGTTAGAGAAGGGTTCTAACAAGTGGTTGCAACATGGACAAAAGTTAAAAGAAAGTGGAGAAAAATATAAAAGTGCAGGCGAACATATCTCTAAAGCTGGAGATAAAATGTTAAAACTTACAGCACCTATTGCAGCAGTAGGAATAGTAAGTTCAAAAGTAGGGATGGATTTCGAAGCACAAATGTCTAAAGTGCAAGCTATATCTGGAGCAACTGGGGAAGACTTTCAAAAGTTAAAAGCTAAAGCTGAAGAAATGGGCGCTAAAACAAAATTTAGTGCTAAAGAATCCGCGGAAGGATTAGAATACATGGCTATGGCAGGGTGGAAAACACAAGATATGCTTGATGGTTTACCACCAATCCTTAATTTAGCTATAGCCAGCGGAGAAGAACTAGGAGCAACAAGTGATATCGTAACAGATGCATTAACAGCGTTCGGATTAAAAGCTAAAGATGCGGGAATGTTTTCTGATGTTTTGGCATCAGCTAGTAGTAATGCAAATACTAATGTTGGTATGATGGGAGCAACATTCCAATATGCAGCACCAGTGGCAGGAGCATTAGGCTATACTGTACAAGATACTGCGATTGCAATAGGATTAATGGCCAATGCAGGAATAAAAGCAGATAAAGCAGGTACGGCAATAAGGTCTGGCTTAACCAACTTGGTCAGACCGACTGATGATATGGCGGCTGCTATGGATAAATATGGTATATCGATTAAGGATTCAAGTGGGGAAATGAAGCCATTTAGACAACTTATAGGGGAACTCAGGGAAAAATTAGGGAATTTAGATAATGCAACTCAAGCGCAAGTAGTCTCTACTATTTTTGGTAAAGAGGCTATGTCTGGATGGCTAAGTGTTATAAATGCTAGCCCACAAGATGTTAATAAGCTTACTAATGCTATAGATACTAGTAAGGGTGCAACAGATAAAATGGCAGCCACTATGAGTAAAAATGCCAAAGGCTCAATTACAGAAATGAAATCTGCACTGGAAGGTGCAGGAATAAAAATCTTTGAAGTATTAGCTCCGAGCATAACAACTGCAGCTAATAAAATTTCAGAGCTAGCTGATAAATTTAGTAAATTAGACCCTGAGGCACAAAAAAATATTGTTAAGTTTGGAGCTATGGCAATTGCTACTGCAGGAGTAACAAAAGGTATCGGTAGCCTACTTATAGGAGTAGGTAATACAAAAATAGCATTAGGAGCGTTAGGACTTAAAATTGGCGCAACAGCTACAACAACAGCAACAGCAGGAACTACAATGGCGACAAGTGCTGCTAAAACTGGTTTGCTCACTAAAGCATTCGGTGGTGTAAAATCTGCTGGTGGATTAGCAGCAGGAGGAGTTGCAAAATTAGCAGCAACTTTAGGAATATCTGTTCCTGTACTAGGTATTGCAGCGGCAGGAGTAGCAGCAGTAGGATTTGGAGCATATAAATTGCACCAAAATTTAAAACAAGATGCAGTTCCAGCCGTGGATTTGTTCGATAAAAAACTAAAAACAACAAAAACAACAGTAGATCAATATGGGCATAAAACAACTGTGGCAACGACTAAATTAGTTAATTTTACAAAAGAAACTAAAAAAGCAGTTGGAGCGTACATGGAAATAGATAAGAAAGCTAGTAGCGCTTTAACAAGCTTAGTAGTAAACTCGGATAAATTTACTAAGCAAGCTAAAGATAAAGTTATTAAAAATTTTAATGATATGAGTAAAAAATCAAGTAGCTTAAGCAATGAACAAAAAAACACTATGACAACTAATTTTAAAAAATTAGTTAATGACACAGGATTACTAACTAAAAAAAATAAAGATGAAATAATAAAACAATATACTGCAATGGTAAATGGCACTAAAGGACTTAGTAAAAAGCAGAAAGAGCAAACAATAAAAGAATTTACAGACACTTTAAACAAAAGCACTGCGATTACTAAACAACAATCTGCTAATTTACAACAATTATACAAAGATATGGGGGATAAAATTAAGGTTGGATTAGATAAAAAGAAGTCGGAAGAATTACAAAGCCAGCAAGAATTTTTTAGCAGAAGTAATGTTTTAACCACAACAGAGGAATCTAAAATATTACAAACAACTACAAAAAGCTGGGAAGATAAAAAAAAGACGATTGATGGATTGCAAAATCAAATTAATCAAATTATTCAACATGCAGCAAATAATCACAGACAAATAACAGAAGATGAAGCAAAAACGATAGACGGTCTACAAAAGCAAATGAAAGAAAATGCAGTTAAAACCCTATCTACTAGTGAAGTTGAACAAAAGGCGATATTGGAAAGGCTAAAAAGCTATAACGGGAGAATAACAGCAGAGCAGGCCTCTGATACAATTAAAAACGCAGAAAAGCAAAGACAAGGTGCAGTAGATAAAGCTAATAAGCAGTATGATGGAACTGTTAAACAAATAATTAGAATGCGAGATGAAAGTAAGGTTATAACAAAAGAGCAGGCCGATAAAATGTTAAAGGAAGCAGATAGGCAAAAGCAAGGATCTATTAGTAAGGCTAATGAGCTTAAGGATGGAGTTGTAAAGCAAATACAAAAAATGAACAGTGATACTCTTAAAGATATTGATACAGCGGACGGACACATAATGAGCAAATGGGAAAAATTAAAGAGTTGGTTTGCTAACAATCCCATCATAAGGTGGATTAAATCTAAAACTAGTGGAGACCCCGAACCACAAAAAAAATGGACAGGAGATAGATACTTTAGCGGAGGACTTACTTATTTACATGATGCTCCAGGTAGAAATAGCAATTATGAACTTTACGACCTCCCAAGAGGAACTCGCATTTTTAATCATGATGCTTCCGCAGACTTGGTTATGAAAACAGCTGAAAATGTAGCGTCTAAAGTAGCAAATAGCGTATTAAATGGATTTAATGGTACTAATGAAATAAATGTAACACAACATATTTACAGTCCAACTCCAAGCCCTTCAGAAATAGCAAGACAAACTAAAAATAATTTAAGAGAACTAGCCTTAAGTTTTTAAAAGTGAGGTGGTGATATGAATAAAAGAGAAAAATTTATATATGAAAATGAAAAAGGACAACAGATAGAGTTTTCTATTTGGAGTCCTTTTTTCTTACAAAATATAGATGGGATAAGTGGATTAAAAAATACTATTTATAGTAATAAAGGAATGGAACAAGATGGAAGCACCTGCGTAGGAAGTACCTTAGATGAGAGAAATATAGTTATCCAAGGTGCAATTATAGATAATAAAGAAATTAATAGGGAAAAATTATTAAGTATAATAAACCCTAAATTAAAGGCTAAATTGATTTATACAGATGGAAATATAAAAAAGTATGTAGAATGTAAAGTTGAAACTGCACCACTAATAACTAAAGAGAACAAACCTAAAATTCAAATAAGTCTTTTATGCAATAATCCATATTGGAAAGATTATATTGATAGTAAAGTTAATATAGCATTATGGAAAGGTGATTTTCATTTCCCTTTAATAATTCCAATTGATAAAGGCATTACAATGGGGCATAGGGAACCTTCTTTAATAGTTAATGTGCTAAATAATGGACAAGTGGAAACTGGAATGATAATAGAATTTTTTGCAAGGGGTACTCTTAAAAACCCAAGTCTATTTAATGTAAATACAAGAGAGTTTTTGAAGATAAATAAAGGAATGGTTGCAGGAGAAAAATTTATAATAAACACTAATTATGGTAAGAAAAAAATATTACAAGAGCTTAATGGGGTTACAACAGATATATTAAATTATTTAGATATTGAAGGTGGAGGAGATACCTTCCTGCAACTAGCGGTTGGAGATAATCTTTTTAGATATAATGCAGATAGTAATCTGGATAATCTAGAGGTTAATATTTATTTTAGTCCGCAGTATTTGGGGGTGTAGGATATTAAAAACATAACAGAATTAGAATTGGTTATAAACTATCTAGAAGATAGTTTTTATTCTTTAGATGAAGTACAAAAGCATTCTCCTAAGGATGATGAAAATTATGAACTAATAAATACTGCAATAGAAAATTTAATTAAAGCTCATAACAATATTTGTAATAAAATAAGAGAATAAAAGAGGTGAGCATTATTGGAATTATATATATTCAATAGAGACTTAGAATTAAAAGGTATATTAGATACTTTCATATCACTAAGATGGATAAGACGGTATTATAAAACAGGAGAATTTGAATTACATTGTGCTTTAGATTTTAATACCTTGAAATTGTTAAAAAGAGATAATGTAGTTTATAAAAAAAATGATATAGAAGCTGGCTATATAGAAACTAGGCAATTAAAAATAGGAGAAGATGGACAAGAATATTTAGAAGTTAAAGGTAAGTTTTTAACTAACTATTCAGATAGGCGCATCAGTTGGGATAGAGTTAGTTTTGATGGGAAAACAGAGGAATTAATGAGGGAATTAGTTTATTATAATGCTATAAATCCAACTAATTTAGATAGAAAAATACCCAATCTAATTCTAGGAGATTTAAAAAGATTTACAGAGAATATTAAATATTCAAACAGCTTTGGAAATATATTAGATTGCTTAGAAAACATAAGTAACACAAATAATTTAGGATATAGAAATTTACTAGATATAAAAAATAGGAAAATATTATTTGATGTATATAAAGGTGTTGATAGAACCATAAACAATGGGACTATAGCACCTTGTATTTTTAGCCGAGACTTTGAAAATATATTAGAACAGGAATACATGGATAGTTTAAATAATTATAGAAATACAACATTGATAGCTGGTGCTGGAGAAGGTAAAGATAGAAAAATAACATCTATAGAAAATGGTAAAGGATTGGATAGATATGAATTGTATGTAGATGCAAGAGATATAACGGATAAAGAAGAAAAGAAAAAAATTGTAGTAGATAAAGACGAGGAAGGTAATATTACTGGAGAACATGAAGAAACAGAGGAAGTTGAAATTCCTTGGGAGAGGTATAAACCTTTATTAATTCAAAGAGGAAAAGAAAAACTATCGGAATGTGAGAAAATCCAGACCTTTGATAGTAAGATAAATACTAATGGTAATAATGTTTATAAAAAAGATTACGACTTAGGAGACATAGTAACTGTAGTAGATAAAAAGTGGGGGCTAAGAATAGATACAAGAATAACAGAAATAGAGGAAATTTACGAGGAAAAAGGGTTAGAGGTTAATGTTACTTTTGGAAACAATATTCCCACTATAATAGATAAAATAAAACAGGTGGTGAGATAATGGAGAAAAGCAGTTTTTTTAATGCAGTTATAGACCAAAACGGTACACCGGACAGGTCTTATCTAGCTGAAGATTTTTCTAAATATTTTAGTACATTTATAGGAAATGGGGTATTCCCTAATCCAGCAAACCAATTGCAAGTAGTAGCAATAGATAACAATATGCAAATAAGAATTAAAGCAGGATTAGCGTGGATAAATGGTTATCTGTATGAGAACACAGATGACTATATTCTGAAGTTAGACCCAGCAGATGGAGTGTTAAATAGAATAGACAGAATAGCTTTAAGGTTGGATTTTTTAGAAAGAAAGATTAAAGCTGTTATAAAGAAGGGACAGTATGGTAGTAGTCCAATAGCTCCAGCACTACAGAGAGATGCAGATGCTTACGAAATTGCCATATCAGATGTATATGTAAGAGCAGGGGTAATAGCTATAATGCAAAGTAATATAACAGATACAAGATTAAATTCAAATGTTTGCGGTATTGTACATGGAACTATAAATCAAGTAGATACTACAGAAATATTTAGGCAGTATCAAGCATGGTTTTTAGAGAATAAATCTAAACATGAAAAAGACTTTGAAGTTTGGATGAATGAATTTAAAATTGCCACTGGTAAAAAATTTATTGATTGGGTGAATGATTTAAAAAATTCACTAGATCCAGATGAAGACATTGCCGCACAATTGCAAATGCAGATATCCACTCTTAAGTCGGATTTGGATGATATTACGACAGATAATAAAAGGTTAACTAATGCTAAAGATATAACTGGAGCTATAAACGAACTTTTTACAAATGCCAATAATGGTAAAAATCTAATATCCAGCGTTGTTGGAAATCCATTGTTGGCTATAGATACTTTTCAACAACAATATGATAAAATTCAAACATTGAAAAATACTTTTGCTACTAATCTAACTGTTAAAGAACAAAATGCATCAAGCTCAGAAAGTTTAAAAAGCTTAATTGATAAAATTGCTAATATTAATGTTGGTAAAAAGTGGGCTGTTGGAAAACTAAGCAGTACAAATGACTGGGATGAATATGATTCATATTATGGTGGTAAATTTAATTTTGATTTTTTAGATTTTACACCAAGTTTTATAATAGCTTATAATTATCTTCGTGTTATAGCACTTAAAACACCAGAATATAACATTAATAATTATATACACTATAATTATGATAATAAGTTTTACTATATGGGATTGGTTAGATATACTGACTCATACCCATTGTATTGGTGTGCACTTGAATAAAAAAGGGGTGATTTAAATGATATATGGTAGAAGAATAATTTTTGATAAGCAAACTGGATTTATAATAAACAAATATATAGATGTAGAAGGAAATATAAATAAAAAATGTAGACCTGATGAAATAGATTTTATAGATGTATCATTCAATGGTACACCATTAGAAAATGCAGAAGAATACCATGTAGATATTAATACTAAAGAAATAGTTATAGATAAATATAAAGAACATACAGAGACACAAGAAGAGAAATTAATAAGAGAAAAACAAGAATTAGAAAATCAATTATTATTAAAAGAAAATAAAGAAACAGGAGGTATATTATAATATGGTTAATGAAATAGTAGTAAGAATAATAGCTGAAAGGATTATATATAAAGGTGAAAATCCTTTAAGGCAACGACCTTTCTTATTAGATGACGTAACTAATGAGGCGTATAGAAAAGCAGTAGAAGATTATATAATTAAAAATACAGCAGATGTTACAGGGGTAGAAGAAGTTACACAATAGTAATAAATCATGTACATTTATACTTATTAGTGTGTATTGATGTGTATTTATAATTTATAGTATGTATTGTATAATTTCCCAGAGGGGGATTATATATGGCAACTATAAGAAAAAATATCACACTGGATCCTAAAGTGTATGAAGATTTTTGTAAGATAGCTGAAAGAAAAGGAATAAGAATGTCTACATGGATTAATGCAAAAATGAAAGAGTTTATAGAAGAAGAACAAGAAAGGGTTATAGAAAGATAATTAATGTATAAAATTTACATTTTTGATTTGAGATTGACAAATTTTCATATATCAAGTATACTATATAAATGATGCAAATATTAAAAAGAAGGGTTTAAGAGGTTAGAACAGATATTAATTTTGAAGAATATGAAAATTTAATTGGAAAACTAAGTAATCCAAAAGTAAGAGAATGGTATATTTATCATGATAAAAACATTGTTAATAAAATAGATAAATCATTAGCAATAAAAGAGCAAGCTATAAAGGCTCATTTATTAAGAAACAAATATAGAATGCAAGCTAGAAAATTAATGAAAGATAGAGAGTTAGCAGCATATTTGAATATTAATAATTCTAATTTACCATTTGAGTATTATGAAAATAAATATTTAAAACAAGGATACACTGGTAATTTACTTTATAGAAAAATATTAGAAGCTTCAAATAGAACAAATAAAGAAGTAAATAAACAATTAGGAATAATATAATAAGAACTGGAAGGCACTTAATAAGGTGTCTTTTTTAGTTCCCAATAGTGAGTATTTATAGATATAAATATTTGTAAATGGCTATAAATAAGGGCTTATAAGTGCAAATGGATATAATTGGTAATGGATAAATAAAGCGACGCAAATTTAATTTTATAAGGCAAAGTAAGGGCTATTAATATGTAGTCTTTTTATTTTGCCTATTTTTAAATAAAAAGAGGTGCAGAATGGAAAATGAAATAATTAAATTAGTGGCTAGTCAAGGAGTGTTTGCGATATTTTTTGCTTACCTCCTTTTTTATGTCTTAAAAGAAAACTCTAAGCGTGAGGGAAAATACCAAGAGATTATATCAGATTTAACACAAAAATTTAATCTTCTGGATGATGTTAAGAGAAGTGTAGATAAAATAGAGAATAAGCTGGAGGGATAGTATGGATAGGGTATTAAGAAAAGTAACCAGTGCTAGATGGCTTATAGCGGTAATAATGACTATTGTATTTGCTATATTAGCAATTAAAAATACTTTAAATACAGAATTTATAACTATTTATACAATGGTTATAGCATTTTATTTTAGTAAAGATAGAAAGGAAGTAGATAAATAATGAAAATAGGAATAGATTGTGGACATACAATGTCCGGTGCAGACTATGGAGCAGTAGGAATAAAAGCAGAATCCAATCTAACCAGAGAAGTAGGTACTAGAGTAATAAATAAATTGCAGGCTTTAGGACATACAGTTATTAAATGCTATAAAGATAGTTGTTCAAGCTTAAATGATAGTTTAAGTTATAGAACCAATACAGCTAATAACAATAATGTAGATTTATATGTATCTATTCATTTCAATTGTTATAACGGTAGTGCATATGGTACTGAAGTATTTACATACGGAGGTAAGGAGCTACCACAAGCAAGGGTGGTACTAAATAATATTTGTGCTTTAGGCTATACAAATAGAGGTTTAAAAGATGGTTCTGGTCTTTATGTATTAAAACATACAAAAGCTAAAGCCATGCTTATAGAATGCTGTTTCTGCGACAATTCTGGGGATATGAGTAGATATAATGCTGAAAATATGGCTAATGCTATAGTTAAAGGTTTAGTGGGGACTACAGTAGCTACACCAAATAAACCAAAGGAAGTGGTAAAAGTGCAAAAACCAAAATATGATGAAACT